TGACAAATTTGTAGTTGAGAATGGAGCAAGAGAAACGTCTCCCCGAACAGTATTTGCTCCAAGAACTGTCCATGAAATACCGGTTCCATCTAAGATACTAATTGTCGTCAATACTTCAATCGATGCAGGATCGGCAAATACAGTATTTCCAGCACCGTCGGTCGTTAGGATGAATCCAGGAGAGCCGTCTGCTGTCGGTAAAGTATATTCACCGTCAATTGTTATGGTCTCTGAGGTGAGCGCTCCATATACTTTTAAATCGCTATATGCTGCTTTATTTGACATTTCGTATTAGTTTTTTATCCAATTAAAGTGATTGATCCCGTGAGTCCAACTGTCGTCGTTATCTGTACGTTATCATCATCAACAAATTCAAGGTCAAGATCGATAACTGTGTTTCCTTCTCTAGCGTTAAAGGTCAAATCCCTTGTTCCTAAGTTATGATTAATGGTTAACGGTACGCCAGCCGTCGTTGTGAAAGACTGCGTATACTTAGTAAATGTTGAACCGGAACAGTTTGCGGCAAGTATAATTACTTTTACATTGGCTAATGTTTGTGAAAGAGTAATATCAACCGCGTTTGCTGTATAGTTATCAATGAATCCTATAACAAGCTCATTAGTTACAGTATTAATTAGTTGCACTAAAATATTCGTAGAATTCAAGTTGTGTGTGACAGTTACTGTAACATTTTCAGTAAATGATTGAACCCATACAAATGAACACGATGTGGCTCCTCCACTGGTTGTTTCGGGTTGCCAACTTGCATTTCCATTTGCATCGCTTTTAAGAACATAACCCGATGACTGATTACCGTCTACAAATTGAATCGATCCAGAATCAGTATTATCCCCAATTATTACTTTTCCTGCTAATTTGAATTTTGCATCGTTTCCTATCTTTCTCCATATATGATTTGTCAATATGTCAAATGTGTCTCCATTTTCGTCAGTATAATAAACGGTTTGTGATGAAGATTCATATTGATTTTCATAACCAGGAGGACCGATCCATATAAATCCTTGATTTACTCCAGGTATAGGAGGAAGCGGCGGACTTGTTTGAAGCTCGCTTAACGTTAAATAGTTCTGACCCAGTCCAGTAAGACTTACCCAGCCTTTACCTTGAAGATATCCTATAAAGTCTTCACCAAATTCAGGTCTAGTATTTTGGATCCCAGTATAAATTATTTCACCCGGAACTCCGATCGTTGGCCAGTCGTTAAAATCAGTCAACCTCAGACGTTTAGTCTCAGCGACCTTTACCAATAATTCTTGACCTTCTGCTCGACCTAATGAATCAATGGTAAATGTAGGTATGCCGTCTAACTTTAAACTAAGAGTATCTGAAATATCAACAAAGTCGAATGATCCTCGAGCTAAAGAAAAGGAGTTGGCAGTTTCATTATAATTGATCTTAGTTAAAAATTCCAATACTCCGCTGGAAAGACTATTAAAATTCAAATTAGTAACATCAATTATCGATATTAGGCTAGCATTAGTAAGTCGTCTAACTTCTTGTAGCTTTTGATAGACCGCCATTAAGAATTCAGTTATTTTTATTATTTATTAGCCAAATATCAATGATTCTGATCATTATAGCTTTTTAATGATAGTGGTATTTTTGTCAATTGTTGAATCTATAGAAAACCTTCCATTATATACTAAACACTCAGAAAGATCAGCATTGATCAGCTTATCTTCGGAATTATCCAAAAAGCTTGCTTTTATCGAATTACCTTTTCCTAAATAATTACAGTCAAGTATTTTAGAGTTTTTGATAGAATTATTTGAGAAGACAGTTGATTCAGCCAGCTTAGATCGATTAATCATGCAGCCATCAAATAGACAATTTTTTGCATCTATTTCAAGCTCACAGTCATAAAATTCAATCGATTCTGCCAATATCGAACGGGACACTTTAGCATTTTTAATCTGCAACGCCTTACGGTTAGTGTCATAATTAATGATTGCTTCTGAGATGCCTCCACCAACAATTAGTTTAAAAATCTTTTCACGAATAATCGGATAATTTGATTCGATCAAAAACTGATCTCCTCTAAGATCAACGTATAATTCAATCTCTGGAAACCTACTTTTGAATCCCAAATATGTTCTAGTCGAATTAACAGCAGTTTTATATTCTTCGACGATACGCTCAATCTTTCTTTTTTCTTCAATCGAATATGAATAATTGTCCTTAAGAGTATTATAGAGATGTTCAATCACATAATTAATAGTTTCAATCGATTCCTTTTTTCGTTTGACGTAATCTTTACCTCTAATATAACTTATCACCAGGTTATCTCTTCCAATTTCAGAAAAATCATTTGCAAAAAATTCCGATTCAGGAAAAGAAAATTCGTTGGGACTCATACGTTCAACCAGCCTATTGGTGACGACAGTATTGTATAAGTCTCGAGGTTGAATAAATCTTAATTGATTTTGAGCGACGGCTGAATTTTCCTTAAGATCTGACGGCCACATTTTTAGAATACGACTTTCGTCAATCCCAAGAAGATACTTAAATTTATTTAGCTCATGAAGGCTAGCTGATAATTCCAATGCATCTGAATCTAATTTAATCTTGGTGCTGACTTTACAACGATCTGTCGTATAGCCGATTGCTTCTATCAAATTAAAGACTTTAAGAAACATGTGAACTGCCTCATGATATGGCATAAATCCAGTGGACAAACTAATCTCTTTATATCCATGAGAATAAATTGGAGCAATCTTGAATGTTTCAAATGTAGGTTCAAAGGAGGTATCCGGTTTTTTAAACCACTTGACCCTTTTTCCAAGAGCCCTAGAAAATTTACCAGCCGTTTTTCTTTTATCTAATGGTGTGTAAAATTCAAATACAAAGGCTAAGCTCGATGCATCATAAATTTCCTTATCTGCTAATGATTTAAACATTGCCTCTCTTTTATCTTATTTATACGAAAAAAGGAGACACAAATAGTGTCTCCTTAGTTTAGTGGACCCGATGGGAGTCGAACCCATGTCCAGCCAGCTTCATCACTAAGTCTTTTACAGCATATCCAGTTGTTTGACTCTGGCAAACCCTTTGCTTTAAAGTTTTTGTACTGACATTTTAGCGTTGGTCAGCGAACCTACCACTAGAGTCGATCTTAATGGGTATTGGATTTCTCCTCAAGGTTTCTCGTGGTTTCCATAGAGGTACTACAAACCCTTTTTCCCTCAATTGCTTCCTTTAACACCTTACCTATCTACAAGCATACTTAATAGTATGGTGTGCGTTGGTACCTAACTCTTAGGCTGCCATCGCAAGTTTAGTGTTGCCACTTAAACATTTGATGTAGGTCATCACCCTTGCTGAACTTAATGAGTCTTTCTAGTTGTCAAATCCAGTCAGGCCCATTCTTGTATTATATATACTAGTGATCAATAAGTTTTAAAAGGCGATAACTGGTTTCGATTGATATAAATAATCTAAATAAATGACACCAAATGGCAGGAACTGTCGATAATTTTAAGATATTCAATCGCCTTAGTTTTTATGTTGAAGATCTGTTGAGCCAAACTATCAATTATCTTTCGAGTAAATTCAATCAAAATCGAGTAATATTTACCGCCGCTTCTCCGTTTGGTCAATTGTTATTAGTTGTTGAGAACCTAACTCAGCTTATTTTTTATTACATCGAAGACTCAATAACTGAACTTAATATAAACGAGGCAACTCGAATAACTTCAGTATACTCGCTAGCCAGTCTTGCCGGTCACAATCCAAGCAGATCAGTATCATCGATTGGGGAGATCAGCCTTTCAACCAAGCCAGAGGCCGTTGACTCACCAATAGATTTTGTAATTATCCCAAATCAAAGTCGAGTTAGGTGTATAAACAATGGACTTATCTACATTTTAGATCTTCCTCAGGATGAAGTTAGATTCCAGTACAATGGGCAGACAAACGGTTTAAGACTATCGGTTAGACAAGGAACAATTGAAACACAAACCGTTGTTGCTAGAGGAATATCTCTTGATAGCTTTTCAATAGGCGCTCCTCAAAACTTTTTTATTGATAACTTCTATGTGAATGCTTATGTAAACGGAGAAAAATGGAAAAAGTATGAATCAATACTCGATATGCCTCGTGGAGAAAACGCGTTCTTAGCAAAGACCGGGGTCACCAGTGGACTTGATATTTACTTTGGAAACAGAAATTTCGGCCGAATTCCAAATAAAGGTTCGGAGATTCAAATAGAATATCTTGTTACTGAGGGCGCAAATGGAAATATTAGAACCAATGATCCGTCTAGGATTAAGTTTGAATTTGTTGACACCGGCTTTAGCATATTGGGAGATGAAATAGACCTAAACGAATACATACAGATCACCACAACGCATCCACCGTTCTTTGGAGCAAATGCAGAAGATTCAAACTTAACCAGATTAATTGCACCAAGAATGTCAAAAAGTTTTGCGCTTGTTAACGAAGACCACTATGAGTCTCTCCTTAGAAAACTAAAGCTTTTTTCAATAATCAAAGTCTATTTGGACGAACTCGATAATCGAATATTAAATCTTTTCTTAGTTCCAGATATTCGTAAAACCTTCAATACTGGTCAAGATTATTTTAACGCTCCTTTGGAGAGATTTATCATGACCGATTATCAAAAAAATGAGCTATTAAGATACATTGAAAAATCTGGATCCAAGCTCATATCAACGGACGTTACTATCGTTGATCCTCTTCCAAAAAGCTATGTGCTAAACATAACTTTAATTGTGTTTGATGATGTCGATACTGAGATAATTAAGCGAGACGTATTAAATAGCTTAGGAACGTTCTTTATCGAAAATACTCGACGTACGCGCATTCCAAAGAGCGATTTAATCAAGATAATAGAAGAAGTCAATGGTGTAGATTCAGTATCAGTCTATATTATTTCAAAAGAAAATGAAATATCTAAAATTTCAAATCCAGACGCAGCGACTATTGGATTGGACGAGTTTAACGATATTATCATAAAGGAAAGAGAGCTTCCATTAATACGTGGAGGATTCACAGATCGATACGGTAACGTCTATTCTACTGGACTATCTGACGAGGGACTAGGTTCAGTAAACATCCAAATTAAATCAATTGTCCCTAGACCAAAAAATTAAATAAAATGGTTAAAGACAGCATATACCGACCAATCTATGAAAGAAAAGAAAAGCGGTTACACTTGGGATTTGATTATAAAGACCAGATCTTAAAAAAGAGTCTTTCATCCCAAATGTTTGAGGTAAACGAAACGTTTGATACTTTTCTAACAAATATCAATGCTATTGTTTATGAATGGGTAGAGACAGTTAAACAGATAAAGATATTTGCAAACCCGGCCCACGATAAGTACGATAGAAAATTAAATTAATATATGGATAAGGAGAAAAGAAGACATCTTAGGGATGAAATCTCTGCCATGCTCAATTCAATAGGCGAGGATAATCAGACAGGTTTTATAGTTGACGATGAAATAGCTGAAGCAACAAAAGCCGATCACCCATATGACTTTGAGGAGATGAGCACACAGTTCACAAAAAAAGCTAGAGAAATCACTGATTCTCTATTCAAAAATTTTGTGGATCTTGGAATATTTGAGAAAAACGATTATGCTAAGCATAAAAAAGAACTTGATACAATTAATATTTCCAATCTGTTTTTTCAATTAAAAACACTAAAGATAACTATCATGAAGGTGATGGAGGAAATTGCATCAGGAAATACACATCCTCGTTTATTAGAGGTAATGGGACAGTTGCAAGATAAGATGGCGTCCATCACAAAAACACAAGCAAATTACATTCTTTTTTTAGAGGATACTTATCGTACCTTAAATCGTGAAGTGCCAATTAATGGTGACTCAACTGCTCTCAACTCAAGCAAAGAAGAGGGTCAGTTTTTTGTGACGGTCGGTACCAAGAACATGATAAAAAGCTTGCCTGACCACGATCCAAATGTAGTTGAGATTAAAACCGGCGAACTGGTCGATCCTAGTAAAAAAATAGATCTGATGAAGGATCGAAATATTGAGATCGAAGAAGATGAGTCGGATGACTTTATCGATCTTACTGAAATAATCTAATTTTACTAATGCGAGATATAATGTCATCCAGAGGAGCATTTTCGTCTAGAAAGATATCGAACATTAATGAAGACGATGGGATAAGCAGCTCCATTTGGACAACTGAAAAGATCAATAAACTTCTTGAAGAAATTGAGAATGGGCTAGATATTAAAGGGCTGCATAACTCTCCATTCAAAGACAATGACGTCAATCTAAAAAGACCCAACCTGCCATTCGAATATACTCCAGAGGAATGGGACGAACTTAAAAAGTGTAAAGCTGATGTTTTGTACTTTGCATATAATTACTGCTTTATTCAGACCGGTGAAGGCGTCAAGTTGATCAAAGATATTGGAGGACTTCGTGATTTTCAAGAACAAATTCTTTCATCATTCAAAAATAATAAGCTAAATATTTTAATGGCAAGCAGACAGACCGGTAAATCAGTGACGTCTGCAATTTTTATTCTATGGTTTCTACTATTTCACTCTGAAAAGACTGCTCTAATCGTTGCAGATAACTTTACTACAACTCGAGAGTTATTAGATAAGTTTAGGATCTCACTTGACAATCTTCCCTTCTTTATGAAGCCTGGGATCAAGCATATCAATACAGGTAACGTTAAGTTTGATAATGATAGTCGTGCCGTCGGTCGAACCACGACCAAGAAGTCAGGTATCGGTCTTACTGTTAATTTGCTCTACATCGATGAGTTTGCCCATATTGATGAGGCCAAACTTGATGAATTCTATAGAGCAATCTTTCCAACGATCACAGCTGACCCAAATTCAAAAGCGATTATCACGTCCACACCAAACGGTCGTAATAAATTCTATGATATTTGGGTGGATGCTATTTCTGGAGTCAGCGATTATGTCCCATTAAGAGTGGATTGGTGGCAGGTTGCCGGCCGGGACGAAGAATGGAAGCAAAAAGCAATTGCCAATATCGGATCAGTAGAAGATTTTAATCAAGAATATGGATTACAATTTTTCTCGTCGGATCAGCTTTTGCTAGGCTCAAATGAATTGAAGAGACTTTATAATATAAAGGTCGATTATCACAATACGAAATTTGCTCTATCTGAGGACTGGGCTCACATTAATGATTATTTAAAAGTGCATCCAAAGTATGCTAATCGATCTATCAGCGATTATAAGAACGATACTTCAAATTATGTATTTACAATCGATACTGCCGATGGAACCGGTGGAGACTATTCTGTTTTGAATATTTATAAAGTATCGACCCTACCTGTTTCCGAACTTCTAAAAAAGAAAGAGGCAGTTCGCTCTGAATTAGATACGGTTACCTTGGTCCAGATCGGTAGGTTTAGAACAAATGACTTAGACATTAATCAGTTTTCAGCGGCCGTCGAATACATAACGTATCACATATTTGATCCGGATAGGGTTCGAATCGTTCTTGAGATGAATCACAAGGGTGAGCTGGTTCACAGAATGATGTCAGATAATAGTAGTTATTGGACGGGACAATTCGTTCATACCAAACATACTGAGATGGCTACTAATCCAAAAATGGGCTTAAGGCTGGGCCCAACCAATAAGATCAGATATTGTGAAAAATTCAAATATCTTGTTGCAATTAATAAGATAATCCCAAACGACCATGTTACTGTGCTTGAACTGATGTCCTTTGGAAAATCAAAGGGAGGCACATATCGAGGACAGAACGGTAATGACGATTTATCAATGACCAGTGTTAACCTGGCTCCGTATTTTGAATCTAGTCAATATTGGGATCAAGCCATCGATACTTATGAAAGGACTCCTGAAGAGTATCGAAAGGAAATTGAAGAAAAAATCTTCAATGTATATCGAGATGCAAATTCAAAGAAGATGTACGACTATGACCAGTTAAGAAAACTAAATTCTGCTCCAGGAGGATTTGGTCCAGATCGCGCAGTAAAACCTAACGTCTTTGATTCTGAGACCAATGACCATCTTAAAAAACTACATAGTCGTTTTTTTAAAAGCTGACCAAAATTTAGTATTTTAGGTCAACCAAAAAATGGCTAACGTAGTATGATACCTCTAAAATTTACAGGGAATATTTCTATGGAAGAAATATTCACGCAGCACAAGAATGACATTTACGATAAGGTTGTTGAAGCCATCGTAAATAATTACGAAGATCTAAGTATCACTAAAGTTGAAGTAATGACTTTAACTATAAACGATTTAGAATACACGATCGATCTTTCTAGAGATAATTTCATCAATAGTTTAGAGAGTGCAATCGCAGTATATGAACTGACCGAAGATTACGAAAAGTGTCAGTTATGCGTCAATCTAATCAAAAAAATAAACTCTTTAAACTAATATGGGATATGATGAAATAAACTCAAAAATAAATGAGCGAATTCAACAGATATCAGAAAAGTTTGAAACTAACGAAATAACTGAATCTGAAAGAAACGAATTAGCCTCATTAATATATCCAAAGCTAAAATATTACGTTTGGAAATTCTGTAAGAATGATCTAGATACTGAAGAGGCTTTACAATGGACTCTTAAAAAGATCTTTAGAAACATTCACCAGTTTGATTTTAACAAGGGTCGATTTACTACTTGGATCTATACGATCGCTCGAAATGAGACACTATACTATCTTTTTCATAAGAAAAAGAACTCACACCAGTGTATAGACGATCTATATAAAAAGATTGACTCCATTGATTCTCATTTAGAGTGCATTGAACGCAAGAAAACCGTCGATGATCTATATGAGATGACTCTTTCTGCGATATACCAATTAGGTGATGACGTTACTAGAAATATCGCTATTGATAAGATGCTGCATAATCGCAAAGTTAGAGAAATAGCAGACACTTATTCATTAAACGAAAATACCGTAAAGACCAAACTTCGAAAAATACGGCTGGACATCAGAGCAGCAGTAATTCGAGAAAATCCTGAAATGGAAGAAAAAATACGAGACATACTATGAAAAATATTTACTTTAATCCTTCCAAAGTATTCAAACTGCTTAAACTACAAATCACTGATTTAAAAAACAGTCGTCGATATCTAAATATCGTAAAATCCCTTGATGATGATGGAAAATTACAAAAAATAGGTTTTCGAGCAGATCAAGACTATAATCTCTATCTAGGAATAGACTTAAATCCGGAACTTTTGCTCTATAGCGAAATGTCTCAAGAAACGGCTGAACTCAAATTAATTGGTGAAAAACTTAAAAGACATACTGACTTTCTCCTGAATGAAGGAATACTTGATTCAATACAAGTCGATTATGACCGTGTAAAAGATGAAAATTTTTACGGGTATATTGTTAAAATCTCTTACAAGTTTACTCACTATACTAGAAAATCGTATATCAAAAATATAGCATATTTCTTATCGATTGGGCTAACTATCATCGGCTCGGTAATTGCTGCAATGCTATTGATATAACCGATTCAAATAAATAAAAATAAATTAGAAAATGAAATCGACAATAGAATTCATAAAAACTAATATTTGGAAAGTAGCTGCAATCGTATTTGCTTTTCTTTTTCTAATGAAAGGCTGTACAAATAATAAGATAACTAAGCTTGAGAAAAAATACAATGATCAGGCTTT